TAAAGGTGGAGACTGGAGAAGAGGGCGCTAACATTTACGGCCACGACGCCGGAGGCGCCTGCTCGGGCTGGGGCGAGGTCACAGAGCACAACTTCAAGAACTACTTCTGGCCCATCGTATCTGAGTGGGGCACCTCGAACGGAGTCGGCCCGCTTCAGATCACCTACAACGGATATTTCATCAACGATCCCGACCGAGCCTGGTGGGATCCGCAGAAGTCGGCCGAGGTCGGCTGCTCCATCCTCAAGGGTCTCATCGACGCTGAGGGTGACTCCTACGAGGACCTCCGCCGAGTGGGGTCTCGCTACAACTCTGGGACCATGTATGGGTCCTACGAAGCGTACGGTGTGCCGTTCTCCGACGCATGCCGCTACTGGTACAACAAAGGCCGTCCGTCTCAGGGCACGAGCGACGGCGGAGAGGAACTCGAAGTGTCATACGCCACCGATCTGCTTTCTGAGATCAAGGACCGCCTTGTCGAGGTTTCCGACCAGACTGGTGCCGGCATCGCCGGTCGTCGTTTCGACGGCCCCATCGTTGGCTGGCTGAAGGATGTCTCCTACAAGGAGGACCAGATCCTGAAGGCGCTCAACGAGATCAACACGAAGCTCGACGAGAAGAAGTGAGGCCGCCGTGCCTTATTGTCACGTCAAGGGGGACATTCCTCCGTTCGCCACGCTGACGGTCGATCCTGATGACGGACCCACCTATGTCGACACCGCCGGTGAGAACGGCAAGATCGACGGTATGGTGTGGTTCTTCCGCAGCACCAACGCTCGTCTCTTCCTAGACGACCAGGGTTGGCCCGCCACTAAGACGGTGACCTTGAGTGAGGATAGCGTCGTCGACGTCACCATCAAGACCAACCGTCCCGCTGGTGGCGGAGGCGGCGGTAATGGGAATGTCCTGATCCTCGGCCGTGAGGAGCAGGTGCCTGCGGGTACTCCCCCAAACACGGTTATCGTACGAAAGGTCTGATCATGGCGTCTCCCATGAAGGGTATCGCGGTCTCCAAGAATCAGGACGAGAAACTCAGCGTTCCGTCGGCTGTTGGGGACTGGGCGCTGCTCGTAGTGGGCGGCCAACTTAACCACATGCAGGATTGCACACCTGCTGGTTGGACCGGAAAGTACGCAGGCGGCGAAGACATCCGGTCATGCACCGTGGCCGTCAAAATGGTTGCTGATCCTGCCGACACGCAAAACATCGTGTGGAAGTCCCCAGACCCGGCTCACAACGGACGGCACGTTGCGGCGCTCATGGTGTTCGACGGATCCAAAGTCAAGAGCCTGGTCCCGGGTACGCCGGGTAAGAGTGCTGATGGTTGGAAGAACGGGCCATTTCCTCAGATCACCGGGTTCGTGCAGCATGATGTGAATACCAATCCGGTGGCGACTTTCCCGCCCAACGTCGAGTCGCTAACTAACGGCACCTGGGGCAAGGACCCAAAAATGTCCTGGTCGTCAATCGTCGTCGGATACGCTCAGTCGGCTTACGCTCCGCCAAGCGACACCGGCGTAAAAACCCTTTTCGGTGTCGACGTCAGGCTTCAAGAGCAGAATGACTCGCTCGATCCAACTCTCGCCGACGGATCCAAAATCGGTGTCAACGTGTGGGACGGGGCTCGGGAGACCCCAACCGTCACGATGCGAGCAATTCCTGAGGGCGCCAAGACGATCTCGGAGCTCCTCACGATTCCGCACTTCATTGTGGGGCATCGTGGCGGCTCCCAGTCCTGGCCCGAGCACACTGAGATCGGGTACACCCAGGCGGTCGACTACCACGCTCACGCGCTGGAATTTTCGGCCGCTCGGAGCAAGGACGGTGTCTGGTTCGGCTGCCACGATAAGAGTCTGTCGCGTCTCGTTCCAGCTCTAACCAAGAACGCGGACGAGTATACCTGGGCCGAGATCAAGACCGCGGCATCGAAGACCCAGTACATGCCGGCGACGATCGATTGGCTGATGGACACGTACTCCAAGAGTCACGTCATCGTCTTTGATCCGAAGCATAAGCTGGGCGAGTGGCAGGTCGTTTGTGACATGTTCAAGGGCATGGAACAGAAGGTCATACTCAAGTCATACGGGGACTCCAAGTGGGCATTTGATGGGATGCGAGCGCGCGGATTCAAGACCTGGGGGTATGCGTACGCCTCGGACACAACCAAGGAATGGTATCCGAACTTCCTCGCAGGGAAGGTCTGCGATATTCTATCCATGGAGTTCAATGCCCCCCAGACAACGTGGGACGCTCTGAAGGCCTCTGGTCTCCCAACGGTTGCGCATATTCCCGCCGACGCCGACCAGCTCAAGACGGGATGGTCCAGAGGAGCCATGGGCGCCATCGTATCAGGTATCGCGGCCGCCTGTGAGAGGGCCGCATGAGCCCGGCGTTCACGCTGGAGATGGATTCGAGGATGGACACGGGGAAGTGGCTCGAGAGACTCAAAGAGGGCCGCTTCTTCGATTTCCTCGACGACTGCGGACAGGCCGGGGTGGCTGCATTAGCTGTCGCTACTCCGGTCAGGTCCGGTTACACTGCATCCAGCTGGTCTTACGAGATCAAGCGGAGCAGAAACCGAGTCTCGCTGGTCTGGAACAACTCCCACGTGGAGCAGGGTGTCCCGATCGCAGTCATATTGCAATACGGACATGGCACCAGGACCGGTGGCTATGTCCAGGGCGTGGATTATATAAATCCGGCGCTCAGGCCTATATTCGACAGCATCGTCAAGCAGCTTGAAAGCGCGGTGAGAGGCTAGTGGCGTCAATCGAGGAGCGGGTAGTCGCTCTTAAGTTCAACAACGGCCAATTCATGAACGGGGTTCAGGACTCTCTCAACGGAGTCAAGAAGCTCGAGGAAGGATTGGCATTCCGAGGCGGCGTTGAAGGGATCAATCAGGTCTCCGCAGCCGCCAAGAACCTCAATTTCTCGGAGGCCCAGGCGGGTATTGCCGAGACTACGAGCAAATTCTCGGCTCTCCAGTCGATCGCGTTCGGCGCACTCACCAGCATCGGTGGAAAGATCGCAGAAGTCGGCTCCTCGATGCTCTCGAGCTTCACTGTTCAGCCCCTTATCGACGGTATGAAGGAGTACGAGCTTCAGCTCAACTCCGTTCAGACTATTCTCGCCAACACTGCCCAGAAGGGCGAGACGATCCAGACTGTTAACGCGGCTCTGGACCAGCTGAATACCTACGCGGACCAGACCATCTATAACTTCGGTGAGATGACGTCCAATATTGGTAAGTTCACCGCTGCCGGTATCGGACTGGATGACTCGGTCGCGTCGATTAAGGGTCTGGCAAACTGGGCGGCCGTCGCTGGTGCCAACTCCGAGTCCACCTCGAGGGCTATGTACCAGCTTTCGCAGGCTATGGCCGCAGGAACGGTGAAGCTTCAGGACTGGATGTCCCTGGAGAACGCAGGCATCGCCACCAAGCAGTTCCAGGACCAGCTTATTCAGACAGCCAAGGTCCACGGCAAGAGTGTCGATGAAATGATCGCCAAGAACGGTTCATTCAGACTCTCCCTTCAGGAGGGATGGCTGGACCAGGAGATCATGATGGAGACTCTGAAGCAGATGGCCGGTGAGTACACCGACGAGCAGCTTCTCTCCATGGGGTACACCGAGGAGCAGGTTGCTCAGATCCAGGAACTGGCCAAGACCGGTATGTCTGCGGCTCAGGACATCAAGACGTTCTCGCAGTTGATGGGTGTCATCGGCGAGGAGCTCGGTTCATCCTGGGCTCAGTCGTTCCGAATCATCTTTGGTGACTTCGAGCAGGCCAAAGAACTGTGGACCAAGGTCGGCGCATTCCTAACGGGCCCGAGTGGCGTCATCACTCAGATGGGCAACGCCCGAAACGCCCTTCTCCAGGGCTGGGCTGACCTTGGTGGTAGGGAGAGGATCCTCGAGGGTCTCGCTTCCCTGTTCCACGCCATGTGGGATCCGTTACAGCGCATCGGTCAGGCGTTCTCGCAGGTCTTCAGCGGCCCGTCCGCTGAGGGTCTGTACGCGATGTCCGAGGCTTTCGCCAACTTCATGGCTAAGTTGGTCCCCAGCGAGGCTACGGTCGAGTCGATCGGTAACTACTTCGAGGCGTTCTTCCGAATCGTCAAAATAGGTGTACTGGTTCTCACCGACTTCGCCAAGGTGATCGGATGGATCGCCGGCGGAGCGCTCAAGGGACTGGGAGCCATCGTTTCCAACCTTCGTGGACACACTGCGGGTTGGTCTTGGAGTCTCCTGGAGAGCGTCGAGGCCGTTCAGAGTTGGTATGAAAGCCTGAATGTCGCCGAGAACGTCATCAAGGCCCTCATCTGGACAGGCCACGGTCTGAAGCGTATCTGGAACAACTTCTCCGAGGGCTTCCATGACGAGATCACGCCCAGTCTCAGGCGCCTTAAGGAGGCCTGGGACGGTCTGTGGGATGCTCTGAAGACTGCGGGCTCCAGTATCAAGGAATCCATCGTTGCCCCCTTCCGGGAGCTCAAGGAGAGCGCCCAGGAAGTCGGGCAGGCGCTTGGTATAACCAGAGACTCCACCGAGGAAGCCGGTGACGCGGCTGAGGCGAACGAGTCCAAATTCACCAAGCTCAAGAACAAGATTGTCGAGCTCTTCGAGTCTGCCTACAAGAAGTCATATTTCTGGGGGCAGCACCTGGCCGACCATCTTATTCCGGCGATCGACAAGCTCACCAGCTTCATCATCTGGCTGACTGAGTGCATCAACAAGCAGGCCATCGTCGTTAGCGACTGGTTGACCCCCAAGATGGAGCGGCTGGCCGCACTCTACGACGAGGTGTCCACCAAGTTCAGCGAGTGGGCTGAAGCCATGCAGAACGGGCCCGATATTGCTTGGCTGTCGTCATTTGGCGGCATCCTTTCATCTTTCGGGGCCGGTGTCTGGGGCGTCCTCAAGAATCTGGCGACTCTGAACTTCGACTTCGACACCAAACCGTTCCATAAGGCGTTCAGTGACCTAAAGACGCTAATGGGCGAGTATGCTGAGTCTGTCAAGTATGGATGGAGCACCACCAAGGACTTCATCGCCAACCTTGAGCTCAAGGACAAGGCTACGTCCGGGTGGAAGAACTTCGTCAAGCTTATTCATGGCATCGGCAAGGTTCTGTCTACCGTCGGTCACTACGCCGTCATCGCCGCCAAGGCTCTCATCGAGCCGTTCAAGGGCGCATTTGCTGAGCTCAAGAACATGGCCGACAACGGCGACTATGGGGGCATATTCGACGCCATCCTCAAGACGGGCGCTCTGGTTACATTCCTCGCTATTGCCCGGAATGTTATCAACACCTTCAAGGAGTGGGGCAAAGCAGGATCCAACTTCGCTGGAATCCTCGGTAGTGTCAAGGACGTCATCGACGGGTTCAAGGAATCAATGGAGGCTACGACCGCCAAGGTCAAGGCCACCACTGTCCTTATTCTCGCCGGAGCTGTTCTTGTTCTGGCCGCTGCGCTCTGGGTCGTCGCCCAGATCCCGGCAGGCAAGATTGTGGCCGCTGGCGCAGCTCTATATTTCATGTTCAACATGCTCAAGAAGGCGGAGGACGAACTGTCCAGCGCCGGTGAAGGCAAGGACACGAAGGGGCTCGCTAAGCGAATGCTGGCGCTGGTCGTATTGGCCGGAGTCGCACTCCTACTGGGCAAGGCGCTGAACAACATCGGCACCATGTCTTGGGACGATATCCTCAAGGGGACTCTTGGTCTCTTCGCTGTCATAAAGATGCTCCTGATGATGGCCGAGACAACTACCAAGAGAAACAAGGATATCCTGGCCTTCGCCCTCACGGCGGTTCCGCTGGGTATCGGCGTAATGCTCCTTGCCTACGCGGTCAAGCCTCTTGGTGAGATGAGTCTTTCCGACCTGGTTCAGGGCGTTCTGGCACTCGGTCTTATCATGAAGATGATGACCATGATGTCGGAGATGGGTACAGTTAAGGTCAAGAAGGCCTCGGCATTCGCGTTCCTTGCGCTGGCATTTACCATGCGCCAGATAGCGAAGGTCTTGACTGAGATCGGTGCATTGTCCTGGGGTGACACGATCAAGGGTATCCTAGCCCTGGATATTTGTCTGGCGTCCTTGGCCTTCGCTGTCCAAAGGCTCGACAAGTTCGGGGGCGGCAAGTCTCTTGTCGGAGCCCTGTCGCTCCTTATCGTGTCGGCGACACTCAAGCTCATCGCCAGTGATATCGAGAGCTTCGCCTCCATGCCATGGGGGGACTACCTCAAGGGTCTGGTCATGATGGCGGCAGCTCTGGCTGTTCTCGTTGGGATCAGCTCCATCGGCGGAGGAAGCCTCGGTGGTGCCGCTGGACTCTTCCTGACCGTGACCGCACTGGCTCTCCTGGCGCCTGTAATGAGGATGCTGGGGGAGATGGACTGGGCTACGGCCGGCAAGGGTATTGCCATCATGGCTCTGAGTCTGGCTGCTCTGGTGGCCGTCGGTTATGTTGCCGAGTTCGCTGCGGTTGGTCTCCTTGCGCTAGGCGGTGCCATCCTCATGATCGGCATGGGGGTTGGTCTGGCGACCGAAGGTATCGCCAAACTGGTTGATGCCATCGCGAACCTGTCGACCTCGGGCGCCGACGGCGTCCAGACATTCCTCGCGGCTGTCGACGGCTTCATCGAGAGAATGCCTGCGATGGGTACGGCGCTCGGCGAGGGCTTCATCAACTTTATGCAAGTCCTCATCGATAACTCCGGCACCATCGTCGAGTATCTCAAGCTTATCCTGACTTCTGGCGCTCAGGCTATGATTGAGTCCATCCCGACGTTCGTTCAGCTCATGACCACGATCCTTCTAGCGATCATTCAGGTCATATACGACAATGCCCAGGCTCTGATCGACTGTGCCATATTCTTGATCCTGACCCTGTCGCAGGCTCTCATTGACAACATGCCGCAGTTGGTCCAGAGAGGCTCGGATGTACTCATATCCTTCTTGGATGGGTTGAGTCAGAAGATCCCTGAGATCGGGACGAAGGCCACGGACTGTATCGTGGCGTTCATCACCAGTCTCGGCGACGAGATGCCGCGGATCACCGATGCAGCAGCCAAGACGGTCATCAAGTTCATAAACGGACTTGCTGACGCGATTGAGAACAATTCCGAGGCGATGGCTCAGGCTGGCGTTCGTCTCATCAGTGCCATCATCCGGGGTATCAGCACCGGTATCAGGACTCTTGTGTCCACGGGCGTCGCGCAGATGAAGAACGCTGGTATTCAGCTAGTCAACGGCCTCAAGAATGCGATCACCGAAAAGCTCTCCTCCATCGCCAGTGCGGTTACGAGCATGGGTAGCACCGTTGTTTCGAAGGTCAAAGCAGCATTCGGCATTCACTCTCCTTCGAGGGTGATGTACGAGATCGGTGATTTCTTGATGCAGGGTCTTGCGAACGGTATTACCGACAACACGGAGCAGGGCATCGCGGCGGCCAGCACCATGGCCACTGACACCGTCGACGCGTTGTCCAAGGGCTTCGGTAACACGAAGGATATTTGGAACAACGCATTCGGAGAGAACGCCAATCCGACGATCAAGCCGGTTCTGGACCTCTCGCAGGTCGAGGAGCAAGCGAGTCGTCTCGATGAAATCCTCCCACAGGAGGAGATCGCCGGCACTCTCACAACGACGGCGACTGCCCAGCTTGCCGGGCGAGTC